CACTAAGTGTAGTAGTAGTATAAATATTGTCTGAATTTTACAAGTTGATACAAGTCAGAATAATAATAAGTCTACGTTAATTACGCAGACGAATGCTACAACTATTACTATTGGAACAACTGGTCAAACAATTTCTTTAGCTTGTGGAGCTTCATCAAGTGGATTTGGAGCTACATATAATAGTGGATTAAATTGGACTTCAACATTAGTAACTTCAGCATTAACAGTATCTGCTGGAACAGGATATTTTGTAAATACATCAACAGCGGCTATAACATTAACCTTACCTGCTTCACCTACATTTGGAAGTATAATAGGTATTAATGATTATTCAGGATATGCTTCAACAAATAATATTACAGTTAATCCTAACGGATTAAAAATGGAAGGTGGAACAGCAAATAAATTATTAAATACAAACAAAGAATCAGTTTTTTTAACATATACAGACACAACACGTGGATGGTTACCAACATCTGGAGTAAATAATGGATCAGATGCTTTATCAGCAATACCTTATTCAATAGACTTTTTAGTAGTCGCTGGTGGAGGTGGTGGCGCTGGAGGAGGTACAGGTAATAGATCAGGTGGTGGTGGTGCAGGAGGTTATAGAACATCAACTCAAACAGTAAATGGTGGAGTAGTAATTACAGTAACAGTTGGTGATGGTGGTGCAGGTGGAAGTGGTGGTAGTAGAACAGCAGGAACACAAGGTTCATCTTCATCAATATCAGGTTCAGGATTAACAACAATAACTTCTGCTGGTGGTGGTTATGGAGCTTTAGATGCTGGTGGTCCAAGTAATACTGGTGGAAATGGTGGTTCAGGTGGTGGTGCTGGTGGAACATCCACTGCATTTCCTGGTGGAAGTGGAAACACTCCAAGCACTTCTCCAAGTCAAGGTAATAATGGTGGTTCTAGTGCAGCTGCTTCTCCATATCCTCCAGGTGGAGGAGGTGGTGCTGGATCAGTAGGAGCAAATGGTTCAGGAAGTCAAAGTGGTGCTGGTGGTTCTGGTTCAGCATCTTCAATTACAGGTTCGTCTGTAACTTATGCTGGAGGTGGTGGAGGTTCAACTACTTCTGAAGGTTCAGCTGCTGGATCAGGAGGTTCTGGTGGTGGTGGAGCAGGTGGAAGTTCATCAGGAACATCTGGAACTGCAAATTTAGGTGGTGGTGGTGGTGGATCTAACTCAGGAACTGCTGGTTCAGGTGGAAAAGGAGTTGTTATATTAAGTGTACCAACTGCTAGTTATTCATCTACTACAACAGGTTCACCGACAGTTACAACATCTGGTAGTAATACAATATTAAAATTTACAGGTTCAGGGAGTTACACAGCATAATGGCATCATTTGCAAAAATAGGATTAAATTCAAGAGTAATAGAAGTTGTTTCTGTTAATAATGAAGTATTAAAAGATTCTTCAGGTATTGAAAGAGAAGAACTAGGTATTCAATTTTTAAATGAATTATATGGGTGGCCAATATGGAAACAAACATCTTATAATACTCATGGAGGAATTCATAATAATGGTGGAACTCCATTTAGAAAAAATCACGCTGGAATAGGTTATACTTATGATGAAGATAGAGATGCTTTTATTCCTAAAAAACCTTATAATAGTTGGATATTAAATGAACAAACTTGTAATTGGGAATCCCCTGTTGCTTACCCAACAGACGGAAAAAGATATACTTGGAACGAGAGCCTTGTAAACTGGGAGCTAGTTGAATAATGCCTTTACTTAAAGTAAATCAAATTGCATCGTATAGTGGTAACACACTTACAGTAGGCACGACTGGTGATACAGTTACCTTGGCTGCTGGTGCGTCAGTATCTGGCTTTGGTTTTGATGGAGTTGTATGGACTTCAAATATCGTAACATCAGCTTTGACAGCTTCTGTTAACATTGGTTATTTTGTAAACACATCATCAGCGGCTATTACAGTAACATTACCAGCGTCTGCGTCAAATGGTGATCAACTTGTATTTGTAGATTATAATAGAAAATTTGGAACAAACGCTTTAACTTTAAATCAAAATTCATTAAAATTTCAAGGATATACTTCACCCAATCCAGTTTATAATACTGATGGCCAAACAGTACAATTAGTTTATGCAGATTCTACACAAGGTTGGATTCCAATTTCTGATGATGATGTAACTAATGAGGTACCACAATCTTATTCAGTAGATTTTTTAGTTATAGCTGGTGGTGCGGGTGGTGGAACAAATCAAGGTGGAGGTGGAGGTGGGGCTGGAGGTTACAGAACTTCAACGCAATCAATAGCACCAGGAACAGTAATTACAGTAACAGTAGGAGATGGTGGAGCTGGTGCTATTTATAGTGGGGATAGTTTTGTTTCAGTATCAACCGCAGGTTCAAATTCTTCAATATCAGGTTCAGGGTTAACAACTATAACTTCTGCTGGTGGTGGTAGAGGTGGTATGGCTAATACATATGCAACAGCAGGTTCTGGTGGTTCGGGTGGAGGTGTTAGTTCAGAAGATACTCCTTCGGTATACCCAGCTGGTTCAGGTAACACTCCTAGTACGACACCAAGTCAGGGAAGTAATGGTGGTACATCATCAACTCCTTATGGAGGAGGTGGTGGAGGTGGTGCCAGTGCAACAGGATCAAATGGTAGTGGAAGTAATGGTGGTAATGGAGGAAATGGAACAGCTTCTTCAATTACTGGTTCTTCAGTAACAAGAGCTGGTGGAGGTGGAGGAGGTGCTGGTAGTGGTGGAGGGGGTTCAGTTGGTTCAGGAGGAACTGGTGGAGGTGGTGCTGGTGGAACTGCAGGAAATGGAACTGCAGGAACAGCAAATACTGGTGGTGGTGGTGGAGGAGCTGGTAGAACAGTAGGGGTTGCAGCTAATAATGGTGGGAATGGTGGTAAAGGAGTTGTTATATTAAGTGTTCCAACTGCTAGATATTCATCTACTACAACAGGATCGCCAACAGTTACAACAAGTGGTAGTAATACAATAATGCAATTTAACGGATCAGGGAGTTATACAGCATAATGGCTAGTTTCGCAAAAATAGGTTTAAATGGACGAGTAATTGAAGTCGTTTCAGTTGTTAACGATGTACTAAAAGATTCTTCTGGAGTTGAAAGAGAAGAACTTGGTATTCAATTTTTAAATGAATTAACAGGATGGCCTATTTGGAAACAAAGTTCATATAATACAAAAGCTGGAATTCATACAGAAAATAAAATTCCTTTTAGAAAAAATCACGCAGGAATAGGTTTTACTTATGATGAAGACAGAGATGCTTTTATTTCTAAAAAACCTTATAATAGTTGGATATTAAATGAACAAACTTGTTTATGGGGAGCACCTGTTGCTTATCCAACAGATGGTCAAAGATATAAATGGAACGAACAAATTCAAAACTGGGAGTTGATCAATGGCTAGTATTATAAGAACAGACGCACTTCAGAATTTAAACACGAGTAATTTAATTACTCAAACTAATGCTACAACAGTAACTATTGGTGCAGCAGGACAAACTGTTACTATGCCTGGAAGTGTTAACTTACCAACAGGTTCAGTAGGAATATCTCAATTATCAGCAACAGGAACTCCTACTTCATCAAATTTTTTAAGAGGGGATAATACTTGGAATGCACCACAAGCAGGTTTTTCTGGTGCTACTGAAAATGCAGTAAGTTCTTCTCCATTAACATTAACAAGTGCATCTACACAATATCAAAAAGTTCAAATAAGTTCTACTACTAACAATTATGTAACACTTCCTAAATCTACTTTAGTTCCAACTGTTAATGTTGTTCCACTTACTGTAATAATATTACAAGTTAAACTTCCACTATATGCTGATAAACCATTATTAGAAGTAGCATTTGTTGTTGCTGTATTATAAACAACTGCAAATTTATCATCTGCCATTCTGCAACACATACCATTGACAGCATTACCATAACCTTGATTGCCTGATAAGGACACATTGTTTATTGGAAAACTTAATCCATTTTGAGTTCCAAATGTTACTGTTGTTC